AAGGGGGGGAGAAATGCCTGCTCTTACTTGCATCATTCTACGCTCAGCAATTTCTTCTTCAGAAGTTCCTACAATTGCATTGTAATCGTCCATTGTTAAAACTTCTCCTTCTTCGCTTAAATCAATGATATTTTCTGCTACGTTGTGTAGGTCCATATCGGTTTTAGCATCTTCACGAGCATATTCTAATAAGCGAATGAATAGAGGAACGTCTACTGTAATTGTGTCTTTTGGGTTCATTGTTTATTTAAAAATTAAAATACCCCTTCTCCACTTTCAAAACCAGGGATGTAAATATCTAGTACTTCATCTGCTATTTCTGGAGTGAGTTCTTCTCCATTTTCACTTTCTTCAAAATCAATAAATAGGTCTAACAATTTATCCATACTATATCCGCTATAGTCTTCAAAACTATTTGCTGAATTCCCCATGAATTCTAGAAATTCTTTTTCTCTTCCAGGGATTAAAGAGTGGATTTTGTCTAAGAGCATTTGTCTTTTTTCAGGGGATGAACCTTCCATTTCTTCTTCCTCCTCGTTGACATCTTTGATATCGTCTCTTTCTCGGTTTGGTTTGATTTGGTAACGCTCACCTAAGAAATGTTCAAATGCCATTTCATAATCTGTTTTTGGGGTAGCTGGGATTTGGTTGATTGCTCCAATTCCTACAATTCCTCCGATCATAGATTCGTCTAAAGATACTTTCACCCAAGATTGAATTTTTTGAATTTTAGGATTATTTGTATTTCCTCTGGATATTTCTGTCTCTAGAGCACTAGCATAATTCTCAAATTCATCTAAGTCTATTCCTTTATCTGTTAAAGCTTCTTCCCACTCATCTTCTCCATCCCAATATTCATTTGGGTTTCTTCCTATAAGGATATTTGCTAAAATATCTCTAGTAGCATAAGGAATATCATACACAGCTCCTTCAGGTCCATCTTCGTTCTTCAATTCCTTAAATCTTTTAAATATAGCATCTTCAAAATCTTTTCGACGTTCAGAAGTTAATGTTACTTTAGTATTCCCAGGAGCCGGATAAGAATTTCCAATTTTACCCATAGAATCTACTTCTTCTAATTTTGCTTTGTATTGACCTTCTGTGATCACACCAGCTAGCATTTGCATGCGTAAAGTTTCTTTATTCATTTTAAGTAATTTTATTATAAATATTATGAGTTTTTTGCTTCACGCACTACCTTTAGGGTTTTTTGCATATACAAAATATCGTCCATTTTTTCCTGGATGGAATGTTCTAGCCAGTCTTCTAAAGATAGGTCATTGCGGTCTAGGTCTGTTCCATATTTGGCTTTACCTACTGTTGCTCTGTCAATAAACTTATCGATGATTGAATCTACAACCGAATCTGTTCGTTTAACAGTTCTTGTATTAAATGATTCTATTTTATGTCTTCCGATGTCTGTGTTATCTGTCATTTTTTTAATAACTTAGTTACTTCTTTTTCTTCCATTCCCATAGAGTACAAAACATGTCGTACACCATGTTCGCGTAGAATATCAATATACTCTTCAGCTTCGCCTAAACTGCATTCAAAATGTTTTGCTACATACTCTACCAAAGCAGCAGGCTGTCTCTTTGTTCTTGACTTGACGTACTTCAAGAACGTTTTAGCTTTTGGAATCATCTCTCTATAAATTGTATATGTTTGTTGTTTGTTCTCGTATGGTAGAGTTTGAACAAAATTAGCTAATTCAACATAATTTATATTCATAGATACATATCGATGTATCATGTAAGAGTTCCATTTGTCCCACGATTCTTCCGAAATATTTTCGACGGGAGTTTTATAGAGGGTGATTTCATTCAACCACCCCCATATATCTTTTATTTGCTTCTTAGATGTCAAGGGCAATGTCTTTATATTCTTCACGGATGTCTGGTGGAAGTGTATCTAAAATAATTTTTTTAGATTCCAAATCATAGAATACTGGGATTGGAATGAGTGAATCCTCTTCTGCTCCAATCAAAAATTTAGATACTTTACGTAGGATAACTGCTTGTCCAAACAATTGTCCGCCATCAAAACCGGTTACGGCTGTTGTGTTTTTAAAATCGATGTTTAATCTAGGTTGTTCTTGCATTTTATTGGTTTTTATTGTTTAATTTATCTTTTCTATAATCTATAAAGTCAGCTATAAATCCAGCTGCCACAATTATGTTCAATCCAAGTGACATTATAATTTCATGTATGTCAGCATAAATAGTTGTCATCAAGTGGATATGACCGATTGTCCAGAAAGGTATGGCCAAATTTTGAGATATCCACGAAAGAGTATATCTTAATAGGTATTTCATAGTACTTCTATAATTTTAGCAATTGCAGACATTACGTTAATTTCTTTATCAATTCGGAAATTTGCTTGATATAGGTGCTCGTTTAGGATAATTGCAATAGAGCCTTCCTTGCCTGGAGCATATTTGGGGGCATATTCGAATAGATTGCGATATAGTTCCTCAAAATCCTTAACATTTGAATCTGCTATAATCTGTCTAATAGTAATCCAATTTTTCTTACCTGCTAGTTCTTTTAATACATCTTTGATGTAGTTGTTTGAGGTCAAAACAGTATCATCAAGTACAACAGCATCATCTTTTACAGACATTTGTAAAACGTTTAGCATTTTACGCATATCGGGATAGTACTTAACAATTAGATTTTTAATATCTTCAGGTGTATAAGTTAAGGATAATTGATCAGCTAAAATCCAAGTTAAATGGTTATACACATCCATTTTTGTTGGTGGTACAATTTTAAGTACCTGGCAACGTGATTGGAGTGGATCAATAATTCGCTCAATAAAGTTACAGGTTAAAATAAAACGTGTTGAGCGAGAGAATGTTTCGATTACATTTCGTAAAGCGGCTTGTCCCTGGATTGTAATGAAATCTGCTTCATCTAGGATTACTACTTTGATACCTTTCCAAGATGCAGCACTAGCGAACCCTTTTACTTTCTCTCGAATAGTATCGATTCCGTTTTCATCAGATGCGTTTATATAAAGATAATCGCAGTCTAGATTTTTAACGATAATTTTTGCTAGGGTAGTTTTACCTGTACCTGCAGGTCCATAGAAGATGAAGTTTTGGATATCACCTTGGTCTAGGTACTTTTGGATTGTGTCTTTGACGTTTTCGTTACCAACATAGTATTTCAGTTCGGTAGGACGAAAACGTTCTACATATAACGTATTTTCTTTCATAACCGTATTATACAAAAAAAGCTTGCACTAGGCAAGCTTCTTTATTTTAAATTGAATCTTCATCGCTGAAGAAATACATACTCATTTCTCTTCGCATTGCATCTTCTAATTCCTCATCAGACATTGCTTCAACATCCTCAAGATATTGTTCAAATTCTCCCCAACCCTCATCATCATAAATAAAGGTTTCAGCATCAATATCTTCATCATCAAATTGAGATAAGTAATCAAGTGCTTTATCAAGATCAATTGTATAAAAATCTCCATCTTTATTACTTAATTCTTCATCTTTAACAACATATTTGTTATTAACTTGATTTTCATTTAATTGAGCTTTATATTGACCCTCAGTAATAATACCAGCCAACATTTGCATACGAAGTTGTTCTTCTCTTAAGAACCCACCACCACTTCTTCTAACTGTAGGTTGATTTGAAGCTCCAAATTGTCTATTTGGATTTGCATTTGCAGTTCCTTTAGCAGCATCTATTTGATCAACCATATCTTTCATTTCATTATATGGTGCGGTATCAAGCAATGTTTTTAAACTAGTTCGACTGTCTGTATTTCCTCTAAGATATGCTGTTTTAAAAGCATCTTTAAGTTTTTCAGGATCTGAATTAGGGTCTAATTGAGTAAAGTCACCTGCAGTTAAATTCATTTTACCGCCCAACATTGAGTCTATGGTTTTGAATTTTGGTGCTTGTGGTTCATTAGAAGTCTCTTTAGACTTTCTAAACATATCGAAAATAGCTTCTTTTAATTCTTTTTGATCCATTGTATTTTATTTTATAATTCCTGCTCTAACAAGCATTTGACGCATTTCAAAGTTTTGTTCTTCTTTTAATGTAGTTTTTTTAGCAAACAATTTTGCACGTTGATCTGGGTTTTGGAATCCGGTTACTACAAGTTTGTATTTTCTTTCGCCGTTTACATCAACTGATTCGATTTCATATTTTACAGTTGGTACTTCTCCAATTTCTTTTTGGAATAGTGTTCTTGCTTTTTCTGCTTGGTCTTTTGTGTCTGCAGTGTAAGATAAAGGTGGAACGGCTTCTACTTTAGGTTTTTCTACTGCTTTAGGTGCCTCAACATCTTGTTCAACGTCAACCAATTTGAAATCAACTCCTGCATTGTCCATAATTGTTTTCAATACTTTAGACAAATATGGTTTTGTTTTGTATGGGTTTTCTAGTGTATGAGGGAAAACAATTTTTCCATCTTTTACTACATAGTGAATATCTTGTTCCAATTTACCAGCATATTTTTTCAAATTGTCTGGTGTTTTCATTGGGTAGTAATTTTTCCCGTATGTACCAACTAAACTTTTTGGTAATGATTTGCCTGGGAGAGAAAATAGATAATCGTTTAAGCTACCATCGTTTCCTTCGGCTTGCCATCTTTCAAATCCATCTGCTGCTTCTTTTTCAGTAGCATCCCATGCTTCAGGTACTCTGTTTTTGATATCAATTATCTTGAATGCTTTTTCGTCATCTGAACGAGAATCCCAATCTTTCCAAGCAGCACCTGCTTTTTGTGCAGGAATTGAAGGACCGAATGCTTTTACAATAGCTTGTGGGTCTCGCATGTTTTGTGCGTAAATACCGTAGGTTTTAGGGTCGTTTAAAGCAGCTAATGCTTTATCGAGATCAGCGGGTTCAACAGCAAGGTCATAACGTACCTTTACTTGTTGCATACCATCTTCATCGCCTTCAATTTCGCGTAAGATATCTGTTAATTTCATAATTATAAATATGTAAAAAAGGAGACCCGTTATTGAGGGTCTCCATAAATGTTAAAGCGTTTAACGGGTTCAGGTTGAATTTCTTTTACCTCACTTCGTATAACATAAAGTTTACTGTCCAAAGGAGCCAAACGAAATTCTGCTTTTTCTTGGTTTGCTTCAAACCATGCTTCTAAAGCATCAGTAAGTGACTTGTAAATCACTTTACTTTTATCGTTTACGAGCACCCACTGATCTCCAGGGGGTACTCGTGTTGCGATAAGTTCGTTATATTCTACTTGTTCAGTTTTCATATTACATCATTCCCATCATTGATGGATCAAATCCATCTGATTTTTTATCTTCTGGTTTGTCTACTACTGTACATTCTGTTAATAGGATTGTACCTGCAATTGAAGATGCATTCAACAAAGCGTTTTTAGTTACTTTATGTGGATCGATTACACCTGCTTCTTTCATATCTACAATCGTTTCAGATTTGATATCTAAACCATACCATTGGAAGTTTTCTTTATCGCTAAGATCTCCAATTTTGTGTTTGAAATAGTAGATATCTTGATCAGCGTGTCCAGCGTTTGTTAAAATAGTTTCAAACGGTTTACCACATGCTTTGTAAACTAATGTTTTACCATATTTAAAATCATCTGATTCGTCTTTTTTATAGGTAATACCTTCACGAGCATGGAGTAATGCAGCACCTCCACCCGGTACAATACCGTCTTCAAGGGCACATTGTGTAGCATGTAAAGCATCATCAACGCGATCTTTTTTCTCTTTCATTTCAGTTTCAGTACTTCCACCTACGTGAACCAAAGCAACTCCACCTACAAATTTAGATAAACGTTCTTGTAATTTTTCTGCTTCAAATGGTGTAGCAGCGTTTTCAATTTGAGATGTAAGTGACTCTACTCGTGCTGTAATGTCTTCTTCATTGCCACTACCATCAATAATTGTAGTTTTTTCTTTGGTTACTGTAACTGTTTTAGCATGTCCTAACCATCCGAAATCGAAACGATCAAGTTTCATACCTTTTTCCTTGTCAAATACTTTACCACCAGTTAAGATAGCAATATCTTCAAGGATTAATTTACGACGCTCACCAAAGTCAGGTGCTTTAACAGCTGCTACTTTAAGTGTACCACGCATTTTGTTCACAATCAATGTAGCTAAAGCTTCACCATCAATATCTTCTGCGATAATCAATAATGATTTTCCTTTAGATGCTACACCTTCCAAAATATGTACTAATTCTTTTACATTTGTAAAACGGTGGTCTGCCAACAAAATAGAAACATCTTGCAATACAGCTGACATATTGTTGTTGTTGGTAACAAAGTAAGGTGATTTGTAGCCACGATCAAATTGAATACCTTCTACAACTTCAAGATATGTTTCGTCTGTTTTAGATTCTTCAATGTAAACTACACCTTCACGTCCTACTTTTTCCATAGCGCGTGAAATCAATTTACCAATTTCTGGGTCGTTGTTTGCTGAAATAGTAGCAATTTGTTCAAGTTGTTCTTCAGATGTGATTTTTTCTGAATTGTCTTTGAGTGTGGCTAATACTTCTTTTACACCAGCATCAATTCCACGTTTGATCTCAACTGCATTTGCACCTTCGTTCAATTTTGAAATACCACCTTTTACCAATTCACGTGCTAGCAAAGTTGAGGTAGTTGTACCATCACCTGCGTGGTCTGCAGTTTTAATAGCTGCTTGTTTAACCATTTGTGCTCCCAAATCTTCGATTGGGTCTTCTAGTGAAGCAATCTGTCTTGCAACGCTTACACCATCTTTAGTTGAAACAACCATTCCATTTTCAACATAAACTACATTTCGACCATTAGGGCCAAGTGTTGCTACAACAGCATCTGCTAATGTGTCAATACCTTTAACTAGTTTCTTACGGGCTTCAGGGCCAAATTCAATAATCTTACTCATTTTCTCCTTGTTTAATACGTGCTAAAATTTGATTTTCGTTTCCAATATAGTACTCTTCGTTGTCAAACTGCAACTTTGAGAATCCCATTGTAGGTAAGATAACTATGTCTCCTACTTTAATTTCTGTTGGTACAAAACCAACTCCTCCTACCTGGCGTCCAGGTCCAACTGCAACTACTGTTCCCTGTTCGTTTCTGTCTTTACCTGCATCTGGGATGAAGATAGAGCCGAATTGGGTTTCTTCTGCCTCAAGCGGTTTTACAATAACCGCATCAAATAATGCTTCTAATTGTTTCATATTTCTATTTTGTTTAACATTGATTCCATTCCTTCTTTG